AAATAAATGGTTTAGTGGATTTGTGTATTTAATGACTAAGAAAGTAACTGTTAAGCATAAATTTGAAGATTTAGTTGTATTTGAGGGTTAAAATATTCTTCGTATATTCAATTCATAATTAATAAAAACATATATTATGACAAAAGAACAATTTTTATCAGGTACTCAATTTTATGTAGGAAAAAAAGGTTACAATGGTGCAAGTACTTATTCATACAATCAAAGTGCTGAGTGTATAATGAGACAATCAAGATCTTCTGTAGATGAAAGAATAGTAATGGATGAATACGAATGTAACGTTCCAAAAATTACCAAGACTGGTTTTATAGGTTTTACTTTTGTAATGGGGAAAAAAGTGAATATTAAATATAAATTTGAAGACTTGGTTGAATTTATAGAAGAGGGAATTTAATTCCCTTTTTTATTTATTTTGAGTGTATAAAATAACCTCGTATATTTAAGTATAATTAAAAAATATAATGTTATGGAAAATCAAGAAAGGTTTTATGAATGGATGTTGAAAATGGGGAACATACACTTGGCTGACAATCAACAAATGTCTAAAGCATTTGAAATTGTAGGTCAAAAGAGTAATAAAACTGTTAGGAAACATTCATTAATTGAGTTATATGAAATGTATACTAAAGGAACCTTGACTCTAGAATTATTAGAAAATAATTAATTGCATTTGAGGGTATAAAATAACCTCGTATATTAAATTCATAATTAATTAAAACCATAGAAATTATGTTGAATACAACTTATTTAGGAAGAGAAATCACAAGACGTGATAACGTTACAGTTGAAGGTACATTTGCTTCGGTATCAGAAGCAGAAAAACGCTTGAGAGCAATGGGTTACACCATAGGAAGTATGAGTGGGAACCAACCTATATGATTTGCATGTAATAAAACATATGGGTATATTTCAAAATGGTATAACATGAGACCAGACGAACATGAATTATTGGATGGTGTAATGATTTCAAGTGATTGGAGAGAGGGAAGTGTAGAGATTATTTGGTTTAAAGAACCTTTAAATAATGAAGTAGTTGGTATAAATTAACTTCGTATATTAAGGTATAATAATTAAATAAAACAATGTTATGAAAATAAGGGTAAAAGAAGACATGTACTATGTGAGTGAAGACTTATCATGTATAGGAATGGTAAGTAAGGACGAACTAGAATGCTCCTATACACATATATTGGTTAAAGGTGATGTGTGGGAAAAAGTTGATAATGAAGGTACCTTTAGTAATCAAATATTCAAATGTATAGAGGGTAAATGGGAAGGTGAAGATAATGATGGTTGGTGGGATTTTGAAAATGATTTAGATTATTTTGAAGTACTGTAATGTGGAATAAGGTTCCTAGTATAGTGGAACAACGGACAAATTTTCCTATATAAACATTAAATGGTAGTGTTCTATGTGGAAACCGTAGTGTAATGGTGTGGAATATTGGGTGCAGGGTCTGCTCCCCTGCCCCTACCAGGAATAACTTTCCTACTAACAGTTTTTGTATATATTTTTTATTAAAAAGGAAGTAAGTGTTACAAAATAACTTCGTATATTCATTTTATAAATAATTAAAAATTAAAATGTTATGAAAAAGTTTACTGTTTACCCTAGTTTAAGATTACAAGCACACAAACTACTTGTTAATTCAAATAAATTAAAACATGTATTCTATACAGCAGGAAATGTTTTCCTAATTAACCCTGAAGATTTAGAAATTTGTTATAAAATATTAGAAAGCAAGTTCATTAATTTAAAAGTAATTAATTAATGAAGTAAGTGATTAAATATTCCTTCGTATATTAAAGTATAATAATTAAAAAATATAAATGTTATGAAAGTAAAAGACCTTATTGAAAGATTGTCACAAGTTGACCCTGAATTACCAGTATTAATTACTTACACTGATCACACTGATTGGGATTACAAGTTACCCCTACGTGAACAAGATGTTAATGTAGAAGAGGTAGACTATGAACTTGAAGATGATGTAATTGAGAATGCCATTTGTTTAACTATTAATTTAAATTTTGATGAAGAGGAAATTTAATTTCCTTTTCTTCACTATTTGGTTATATAAAATAACCTTCGTATATTATTTTATAATTAAAAATATAACAAGTTATGAAAACTAAAGTACAGATTAAATCAGTGTTTGAACAAGTTGCAGGTAAAGTATTCACAATGACAAATACTTCCGAAACAAAGAATTACATTATTGAATTTATTACAAGTAAAGGAATTAATGGTACTGACAAACAAGGTATTATTAATAAAGTGAATGCATGTAGAAACGTTCGTGAACTACAAAATTACATTTGTAATAGTTTATTGATGTATGAAGGCATGGGTGTAAGTTAACACCCGTGTTTTTTAATTAATTTCTGTAAGGGGCCCACTTGGGTCCCTTTTTTTGTCCTTTTTTCCTCTTCCGTCCGTTGTCGACCCGAGTACAGCCGTTAGCGGATTGGCAGCGGGTACCCACGGGGCGTTGCTGTCCATATACGGGGCGCGGTCGGCACGTGAAAAAATTTGCCCAACTCTCAGATCGAAAACGATCTTTCACCCACCCCCCTGTATATACTCATATACTAAAATAAATGTAGGTCTCTCCTCATTCCATATACTTATGGGAAATTAAAATTAAATAAAATGAAACAGATTAAAACCTTAACTTCAATGAGTGAGACACTTGTTCTTTTATTGGAGGAACTAACAAACTTATTAAATGATATAGATAATGGTGATTTAGTAAGAGAAATTGAGAATAACGTTGTTTCTCCCATGGAGAACGCTCAAGCCCAATTGGATATTATTTTAGATGATATAGATGAGGGTGTGTATGATGAGTATTCAGGAGAAGAAGATTTTGAAGAGTGGGAATAGCCTTTTTGGAAAGTTTTTTTAAAAATGTAAAAATCTCTCTTTTAAAAGTTTTTTGGGAAGTCGAGCATATATACTTGGCTTTCCAAATTCTTTTTCGTATATTAATTCTATATTTAAAAAATAAATAAAATGGAACAAAATCAAGTAGAAGAATTTGCAATAGGAACTTATTTAGTATTCATAAAAGATTATGGAATGTCTAAAATAGGAGATGTAGATAAGATTGTAGAATCTGAATATGTGTTAAATAGAGCTGTTTGTTATTGTGCAAAAGAAAGAGTAACAACAAAAGACCGAAGATATATAAAATGGTTCGCAACCAAAGAAGAAGCAATAAAACTTTCAAAAATACTAACAGGTGAAGAAAGACAGCCCTATTGGGATTTAGTAGATAAAAAAGCAGAACAAAATAATACTATTGATTTAGATGCTTATGCTAAAGGAGTAGTAGATGGTGCTAAATGGCAACAAACACAAGACAAGAATAAGTTTAGTGAGGAAGAAGTTTTAAACCTTCTTATTGAATGTTCAAAATGGCAATTGCCACAAACAGATGAAGATTTAGCTAAAATTAAACAATGGTTTGCCGAATTTAAAAAAATAATATGAAAATAAAAGAACTTATAGAGACTCTTTCTCAATTAGACCCTAATTTAAGAGTTATGACCCGTGGATATGAAGATGGCTATGATGATATATCATGGCCTATAGACAAAGAGTCTCCTAACGTTGTTGATATGGCCCTTAATGTTAATCCAGAATGGTATTACGGATCACATAGCATGGTAAGTAAAGACCACTCTTATAGAGAGGATGTTGAAATAGTAAAAGCTATAGTGTTATGAAAAAATGTACACATGATTTTAGAGAATTTTGGAAAATAGGCTGGTTTGGAATGCTAAAATTAAAAGAAGTTAAATGTATTTACTGTAGTTTAAAAAAGAAATGATAGTTTTATTGTATATATGGATTTTAGTTAAGGCTTACCTGCAATTAGGATTATTCATAGCCACCGCAATTACCTTAATAACCCTTATAAGAGGTACTATAGATAGGATGTGGTTGAAAAATTTTGTTTTTACCGTTTTTCTTCACCCTGTGGTACTTCATTATCTTATAAAAGAATTACAAAATGGAAAATAATTTAGACAAACAATTAGTTCCATATATGGAACATGTTATTAATCAAACCCTTAATATGGTTGAGGAACTATTTACAAATACTGATAATATAGATAAAGTAGAAATTAGTATGTTATTAACTCAACTTAGAGAAGATTTTGGAGATTACAATTCACTATTATCCCCGAAAATTCAGGGTAGATTACTTGAAATTAATGATAAAATATTAAAGGGTAATACAGTATATGAATCTTAAAAATTTAATTAATTATGCGTTGTTTTTTAAAATAAAAATACTTTTAAAAACTTCTGCAGAAAAACTTGGCTTGCAGAAAAATAATTCGTATAATTGAGGGACGGGAAGGGAAAAAAATAGAAAATATGGAAATGGATAAGGAAATAATAGCGTTTACATTGGAAGGGTGTAAATATTGTAGTGAATTAGAGGAAAAATTAGAAAGAGAGGGTATAAGGTATAGGAATATGGATGTAAATAGGAATAGTGAGATAGGGAATATGATAGAAAGTACCTATAAATGTACTAAATATCCAATAGTAATATTTCATAGTCCTGATCGTTCATTAATTTGGGTATCTGAAACTGAATTATTACCTTCACCTAATATAAGAATTTATAATAATATTAATCAAATAATAACAGAAATAAAAAATGAATTTAACAGCTGAAAAAATAAATGATAATTGGGGTACTCTAATATCTAGAATAGATACTTATATTGCTGAGCCAAGATGTACTCAATTAAAAGAATTTTATAATAAGTATCAAGAGCGTATTATTATGATGCCTGCTTCATATAAAAAAGAATACCATAATGCATTTCCAGGAGGATATGTTGATCATATTATAAGAGTTATAGATGGGGCTCTTAAAATAAATGAAGTATGGAAAGAAATGGGAGTAGATCAAGGTACTTATACTACTGAAGAATTAGTATTCTCAGCCTTAAATCATGATTTAGGTAAAATAGGAGATGAAGATCATGAATCATATATCCCTCAGACAGATAAATGGAGACAAGAAAAATTAGGAGAAGATTACATGTTTAATGAAGCTTTAGCATTTGCCTCAGTTCCAGATCGTTCTTTATTTTTACTTCAATCAAATGGTATTCAATATACTTTTAATGAAATGGTTGCTATTCAGACACATGATGGTATTTATGATGAAGGGAATAAGAAATATCTCATGTCATTTAATCCGGGTCAAAAACCAAGAACGTCTTTACCTTTTATATTACATCAGGCTGATTTAATGGCTTCTCGTATTGAATTTGAAAAAGAATGGTTACCTAAATTTAAAGGTAAAAAGAAAGTAGAAGTTAAAGTATCTAAATCCCCAATAAAACAACCAAAATTATCTAACGCAAACGCACCGTTTGCAAATTTATTAAATAATATATAACATGACATTAATTTATATCAATATTGGAATAATTATTCTAGGCATTGTAGGATACGTTATTTGGAATTTACTTAAAAAAGTAGAAACATTAGAAACTAATATTAATTTACAAGAAAAATATATTCTTGATTTCTACGATCTAGTTAAGCAATCTGAATTAAAAATTAAAGAAATTGATAGTAAACAACTATTTCAATCAGATGATGAAGTAGGATTTTTCTTTACTAATTTAAAAACAATCCAAGAAGCACTTTCGGATTACATAAAATTTATCAAATAATATGGAGGTATTAAATTCCGAAATCAAAATACTTCATGTCCCCCAAGAGGAAACAGAAGTTCAGTATACTAAAAAAGGAACAATTCGAAAAAGAAAACCTAAAGAAAAAAAGCAATACTTTACTCAAGATACTGAAGATGCAATTATTGAGTATCTAATAACAACTGATCAACATGCTAGAAATAAGATTTATAATGAACGTATTAAATATGCTTTTCACAAATTAACTGAAAATATAATTCATACTTTTAAATTTTATTATACTGAAGTAGAAACAATAGCGGAACTTCAACATGAAGTAACGGCCTTTTTACTTGAAAAACTACATTTATATAAACAATCAAAAGGTAAAGCTTATTCGTATTTTGGTACTATTGCTAAACGTTATTTAATTCTTTATAATAATAAGAATTATGAAAAACTAAAAGGTAAAGCTGGAGTAGAAGATATAGATGAAGATAGAACTATTGTTTCCAATATAGTAAATGATTCTGAAAGTGTAGATGATCCATTAATGGGTGAAAATTATTTTATAGATAAATTTATCCATTATATGGACCTTTATTTATTTAAAGTATTTCCTGAAATTGAGGATGCTAAGACAGCTGAGGCTATTATGCGACTTTTTAAGTTTAGAGAAAGTTTAGATATTTTTAATAAAAAAGGAATTTATATCTACATTAGAGAACAAACAGATCAAGATACTCCTCAAATAACTAAAATAATAAAAAGATTAGAAAAAGTTTATAGACGACTTCATTATCAATATTTAGATTATGGATATGTTAGCTTAAATTATTAAAAAATTTATAAGTCTTATATTTATAACGAAAATATATTATGGATTTTAACAATGTAGTCTTATTTGGTAAAAAGACTTTTGCTGATTTATTAAAAGAAATACACACTAATTCCTCTTCTAAAGAAAAGGAAATTAGAATAATGATAGAACAATTAAAACCCTTCATCAATTCAGCCGGTGACGCGGTTATAATTGTTCCTCTTATTAAAGACTATTTAGATGTATCAGTTAAAAATGATGATTTACTAATTAAAATGGCGGGTATAGTTCAAAGAGCATTAAATAATACTTCAAATGGAGAAGATTTAATAATTAGTGAAGATGAAAAACAAGCCTTATTAGAGACTATTAATCAATTAGATAGGCAAGTAGAAGAAATACCTGTAAGAAAATTAAATGAGTAGTTTATATCCTAGTTTACAGCAGAGTATATCAAACATATCATCGGGTAAAGGAAATGGAGGTAAAAGTCTATTTTTCTTTGCTCGTGTTAATGATATTGTTTTGTCGACTGAAACTAAAACTACTAATTTTTTTAAAGAAGCTGGAGGATGGGCGGGATTAGGTTCAATTAAATTTACTCCTATAAATTCTAAACCTGATAGTGATAAACCTGCTAATTTAATAGCTAAACCTTTATTTAATAATATTTCTAAATATCCTATTTTAAATGAGTTAGTACTTATATTAAATGCTCCTTCTTATGGGTTAAATGAAGATCCACAAGCTAAAACTTTTTATTATCTAACTACAGTAGGTATTTGGAATAGTGTTCATCATAACGCTTTTCCTGATATACAAACATATAGAGGTGGCGAATTAAATTTTGGTTCTACATTTACTGAAAAAGAAGATATAAGAAATTTATTACCTGAAGAGGGAGATGTATTATTAGAGGGGAGATGGGGTAATTCAATTAGATTTTCTTCTACTACTAAACAAAAACAACCTAACAATCCTTGGAGTTCACAAGGAGATATTGGAATGCCTATTACTATTATAAGGAATAATCAATCTAATGTAGATATAAATTCTGATCCTTGGGTCCCGGTTTATGAAGATCCAAACAATGATGGTTCATCTATCTATTTATGTGCAGGACAAGATATACCTTTAAATTTAGCCTCTAAAAATTTAACATCATTTGGTGTAACTGTTGGAGCAGCATTTAACTCTGCATTACAAATACCAGATCCTTTCTTAAAACCTGAAGACCAATCACCTAAAGACGCAGATAATCTTAAATAATGGCAGACTATAAACCAGAATTTCCTTATATAGGAGAACAAATAATAATTAATTCAGGTAGAGTTACTCTTAACTCTAAGGATGATTCTATATTTTTATTTGGAAAAAAAGCAATTGGATTTTCTTCCGCAGGAACAATTAATTTTGATTCTGATGATAAATTTATAGTTAATTCTCCCCAAATATATTTAGGATTAAATTCAATAGAACCTTTAGTAAAGGGAAATCAATTAGAATTAATATTGAATGATATATTAGATATTT